TCTTATTGCATAATGGATATCGGTTTCAGTTCCTTTTGGTGCTAGTTTTAATCTTGGTTTTTTATACATTTTCAGCATCTTCTTGGATTTAAAATAATGCACCGCGGAACATAAGAGCAGCTGATTGACATTTGTTTTATCACCCCAAACATCATTCATAAGATCACCCACATCTGTACTTGTCTTGCCCATTGCTTCAGCAAGTTGATTGAAATTGTTTGTATCTTTAAAGTTTACTAAATCAGACATAATATTTATTTCCTTATTAAAGTTTATATATCTACTTGTTCTAACCAATTGTTACCTATTTTTGCATCTAACAACAATGGCACGTTAAAGTCTATGCCATATTTAGTTTCTAACAAACTAACTAAATTCTTTTCTACATCTTTAATTATGTCATGCACCTGAGTAACTTCATCAGGATGTATGTCAATAACTATTGAATCATGTACTGAGTTTACCACAACACTACTTAACTTATGTAACCTATTGTAAATTTCAACTAAAACTAATGGAACAATGTCGGCTGTGGCAAACGATTGTACAGGATAATTCTTTAACTGTGTAAAATTTGTTACTGTTCCATCCCTTCTACGTTTTGTGTCAGGAAAAGAAAACTCTCTACCACTTGGAGTTTTTATGTATCCATAGCTAACAGCTTGAGTAGCTAGTTTCTTATGCCACTTACCAATGCCTTGATATTTCTCTAGGAAATGTTCATAGTATCTAGCTTCAGCTTTAGTCCTACCATATCCTGATGCTCCATATAAAGGTGCAAATGTATGTGCTTTAGCTACTTGCCTAGTAGTAGGTTGTCCTGCATCACTAATGACCTTGGCAGTATAAGCATGTACATCAAATCCTTCAGTCACTTCTTTAATAGCTATAGGGTCTTGACTTAGAAAAGCTGCCACTCTAAATTCTAATTGTGCAAAGTCAGCTTCCATAATCTTGCCATCCTTAAACCTAGAGATAAATACTTTCTTAACAGGAAAGGTTGAACCTCTAGGCATATTTTGCATATTAGGATTAGCACCTGAGAATCTACCTGTAGACGTTACATGCTGATTAAGTCTTACATGTAACCTATCATCATCCTTTATAAAGTTTTCAATACCATCTACAAAGTTAGATAGATAACTTGTTATGGCAGATAATCTTTTTAGTTGTCCTAAAAATACTTGTGCCTCTTCCATACCTTTATTAGATGCAACTCTTTCTAGTATTTCCAGGTTA